CGTTGTATTTTATTTGATGATACCTATTACAAAATTAATTTAAATATAAATCCACCAGCGGATTTTGATCAATATGGGTGGTTTGGGCATCACGGCCCGGCCGGAAATAGATATTTTTTTGAAAAATCTCTTTGGCCTAGATTACAACAATGTGGACTGATATAAAATATGTTAAAAGATTACGGACTTGATGTCCAACGCTTGTTCTTAGAAATGATGTTGCAGGACGCAGAAAGTTATGTTCGCGTTCAAAACATTTACAATCCAGACAACTTTGATCGCAGTTTGCGTCCTGCGGCTGAGTTTATTGCCAAGCACAGCGACCAACACAAGACACTGCCTACGGTAGAGCAGATCAGTGCCAGCACAGGTGTTAGACTCAATGTTATTCCAGACCTAAACGAAGGACATTTTGAGTGGTTCATGGATGAGTTTGAAGGTTTTACTCGTAGACAAGAACTTGAACGTGCAATTTTAAAGAGTGCAGACTTGCTAGAAAAGGGTGAATATGACCCTGTAGAAAAATTAATCAAAGATGCGGTACAGATATCACTTACTAAAGACATGGGCACGGATTACTTTAGTGATCCTAGTGCTCGCATTAACAAATACTTCAACTCAGGCGGACAAGTAAGCACAGGTTGGCCACAGATGGACAAGATCCTGTATGGCGGATTCAGCAGAGGAGAGCTTAATATCTTTGCAGGTGGATCTGGATCCGGTAAATCACTTGTGATGATGAACATAGCATTGAGTTGGTTGCAAGCCGGGCTCAGTGGTGTGTATATCAGTTTAGAACTAAGTGAAGAACTATGTGCGTTAAGAACTGATGCCATGTTAGCAGGTATGAGCACCAAAGAGATACGCAAGGACATTGACCAAGCAACACTCAAGGTCAAATTGGTATCAAAGAAAACAGGACAATATCGGATCAAGGCCCTGCCAGCACAAAGCAACATCAACGACATTCGCAGTTACATTAAAGAAGTGCAAGTGCAGACTGGTATCAAGATCGACTTTGTCATGTGTGACTACCTGGACTTGCTGATGCCTGTGAGTGCCAAGGTCAGTCCCAATGACTTGTTTGTCAAAGACAAGTATGTTTCAGAAGAGTTACGTAATTTGGCCAAAGAACTCAATGTGCTATTTGTAACAGCTAGTCAGTTGAATCGTAGTGCTGTGGAAGAAATTGAATTTGATCACAGTCATATTTCGGGTGGTATCAGTAAGATCAATACAGCAGATAATGTGTTTGGTATCTTTACAAGTCGTGCTATGAAAGAACGTGGCAAGTATCAAATTCAATGTATGAAGAGTCGTAGTAGTACCGGTGTAGGCATGAAAATTGATCTAGACTACAATATTGAAACCATGCGTATTACAGATCCTGGTGAAGATGCAGGACCAGTTAATTCGTTTGCCAAAGGTAACTTGTTAGACAGCATTAAAGCAAAAAGCACAATGGTCAGTAAAGAAACCGTAGATGCTGACACTGGTGAAATTGGCAAAGTTACTGCTGATGTGCAAAGTGCTAAATTAAAACAGCTTCTAGGGCAAATAAAATCCAATTAGTAATATACTGAATTAGTGCAGAATCTCACTAAATACTAAAAAGGTTCTGGCCCAAAATGCAAAAGAAAACTCGCAGTTTATTAGAAGAATTAGACTCAATGTATATTGAGCGCGATCAGCGCCATGTTATTGAAAACCGCGCATCTAATGTGATCGCCAGTGCTATACGCTTGCTAGAGCAAATTGATTCGACCTACACGGCTGAAGATGCTCAAAACTTACAGCGTAAATTGATCAACGCTATTAGTCAGCGTGATCCAGGTAAATTTACCCGCACTGTGAGACGCACCGATGCAAATTCATGAAATAACCGTGATACAAGAAGGCCTTGGCACCATGCTTAAAACCGTGGGGTCAGACATTAAAAATGCTGTCAAAGCACCCATTGACAAAGCCAAATATCTTATGAAGGAACCTGGCGGGTTGACCAGCACAGGCGCATACAACAATGCCAAAGACAAATACTATACAGATTTAGTAGGCCAACGAAAACAAGCTGATTTAACAGCCTGGGCTAAAAAATTAGCTAGCGAATGGCCAAAACAGCCCAGACCATCATTGCAAACAACCGTGACCCAGCCACCGGTTAAACCGGCAACACCTAAACCTACTGTTACACCTAAACCTGCACCTGCAACAACCGCACCAGTTGCCACACCCGGCTATGGCCCTGCATACAAGAACGTAACCACCAACGCACCGGCAGGTGTTCCTAATCCAATGGCTGCTACAGGATTACCGCAACCAACTACGGCTAAAACACCTACAGTAGCAACAACGCCAACTACAGCAACTAAATCTACTGTGGCGGCTAAACCAACACCGGATATATCTACGACTAATCCTGGGGGTCGAGTTAACCCTTATATGAATGTACCTGCGGCTCCAGAAACTTCCGTTACTGCACCTGGTCAAAATGCATTTGGACAAATGGCTCAAACTCTAAGCGGTGCCAATAAGTCTAAATCAAGCACAGGTGGTACAACAACACAGACGCCCACTGGTAGAGTTCATACAGCCAATACTGCGACAACAGCCACGGCGGCCAAGCCGGCACCAAAATGGTTAACACCCACAACTAAAATTAGTAAATCAGCCAATCCAGGTTTACCAACTACAACCGAATATGAAAAGTTACAACAACGAATAGCAGCCGCTGATGCCAAACAAAGAGGTGTAACCAACGAAGCGTTTGGAGATCTTCCAGGCACCAAACCTGCGGTGGGCGGAGTGGTACCTGCCAGTGTAACAGCCAAACCTGCAGGGACCAAGGCACCTCCTCCGTTGCAGAGTAGATATGCACAGAACTTTAAGTCTTGGGTAACATCAAAAGTTGCTGATAAATCTTCAGGCCTTGGCTTAACCGATGTAGAAAAAATGCCCGAGATGACTCGTGCATTAAATCAGGCATTGGCCAAAGTTGTTACAACTCAACAAAATCCCAACGACAATATAGCTGCTGTAGAACAGTATTTGTTAACGGTGGGCCAAGCCATGCAAAAATTGTCTGCTGAGCAAAAAGCAACGCAACAAAAAAACAATCCTAGACGTCAGACGTCGGGAATTACTCCACTGTCAGTGATATTAAATCCTAATCAAATTGAGGCTCTAAAGGCCAAGGCCAAAGATCCTACTGGTGCATTGGAAATCAAAGCTGAATTGGGATTAAGATAATGCAATCTTTAAAAGAAGGCGGCAACGTATTTAAAAACAGCAAAGGCCAAGCTCTGACCCAGCGGATCAATCAGACTGATGTCAAACCCACACTGGCCTGGCTCGAAGAACTGGTGCCAGGCTTGGATCTACAAAGCAATACACTAGGATCTACTGGTATCAAAGACACAAGTGGTGATTTAGATATCGCGGTAGATGCCAACACAGTCACCAAAGAACAATTGGAAGCTAGACTTAAACAGTGGGCTGCTAGTCATGGATTCAAACCCGAAGACTATGTCAAAAAGTCTGGCACAGCAGTGCATTTTCTTACACCCATCATTGGCAATCCTGCCAATGGATATGTTCAAACAGACTTTATGCTGTTAAAAAATGTGGCTTGGTCAAAATTTGTATTGGGCGCAATGCCTGCAGATTCCAAGTATAAAGGGCGTGAGCGTAATGTGCTAATGAACAGCATAGCCAAAAGCATGGGTTACAAGCTGAATCAAATCTCTGGCATTGCAGATCGTAACACCAACGAGATCATTACAGCGGACCCGGATCAAGTGGCCAAGATGTTGTTGAATCGAACAGCCACACGGCAAGACCTAGCAAGTGTAGAAAACATATTGCAAGCACTCAGCACAGATTCTCAACGTGAACAAAAATTAGCAGACTTTAAGCAACATATGGAACGTGAAGGCCTACCATTTATGGAAAGCACAGAGCTTCCTCCAGTAACTGGTTATACAGAAGTAAACTTCCTGGCACGACTACGTGATCGTATTGTTAACCAAGGTATGCAGGTCATTGTTGAAGCAGAAGTGCAAGGCGGCCGTGCCAAAGGTATTGAACATCTTGAAGATTATGTGTTCCGTAACGGCAGTGCGGGCATTAAAAAAGCCATGGACATTGTCAAGCAGACTGCGGCTGACACTGGTAAGACCACCACAGTCAAGTGGGACGGCAAGCCAGCACTGATATTTGGTCGCGATGCTAATGGAACATTTATATTGACTGATGTGTCTGGATTTGGGGCCAAAGGCTACAACGGCTTGTTTACAAGTCCTCGACAAGTTACACAACATCTGGCCGCCAGAGATGCTGATGCAGCTGCATTGGGCAAACCTGCTACTCGTGTAAGAGATCTTGCGCCAATATATGACAAGCTATGGGGCATGTTAGATGCCGCAGTGCCACCAAACTATAGAGGATTTGTGCAAGGCGATTTGTTGTATATGGACACTCCACCGTTGCAGGCCGGCAACTATGTGTTTACACCCAACACTATAGAATACAAAATTCCAGCCAACAGTGATGTGGGCAAGCGCATTGGTGCCAGTGAAGTTGGCATTGCTATGCACACTAGATATGCCGAACCCGGTGCTGCCAAAGAGCCCATTGGCAACGTTAAATTTAAAACAGTTCCGGGATTGTTATTGTTAGAGCCGGTGTATGCCAAAGAAAATGTGCGACCAAACCGAGAATTGACACAGCAACTTAGAACCGTTTACAGCAGTCAAGGTGCTGCCATTGATCAACTGTTTAATCCAGCAGAACTTCGTGCGTTACAAATCACTGACTTGCCCAAGCTATGTATAGACTATATCAACAGCAGAGTTGGCACCGGATTTGATAACCTGTTGGCTGACTTTGGACCTTGGTTACAACAACATGTTACACCCAAAAAGTTTAAAAACATTGTAGAATACTTACAAAGTCCACGCAGCAACTTGGCCGGAATGGCCGCGGCATTTACTGCTTGGGGTTTGTTGCATGACATCAAGATGGATGTGCTACAACAGTTGGATCTACAACATCCGGGTCAAGAGGGCTGGGTAATGGCCACTCCTGCTGGCATGGCCAAGGCTGTAAATCGTCTTGCTGGCGGATTCACCGCGGCAAATCGCCAAATAAACAATCCAGAACCAGACGCTAACTCCTGATTTTTGCCAAAAGGTATAAATAAAAGTAGGACTTCACAGTCCATACACTAAGGAGATTTAAAAATGGCTTATATTACTATTAGTTCGGGTGATGCCCAACCAGTATTTGCAACAGACGTATTGAATGGCCCAGTTAGCCCATCAGCATCCACAGCAGGACAACCTGTTAACTTTGCTGGTCCAAAATTGGACTTTTTCCGTGCAGTTGCCAACACCACAGTTGTAGGACAACAAGGTGTAAACGAATACGTGTCTAACGTTATTCAAGCAATTCAACAAACAAGCACAGTTGCTATGTATCAAGTTGATGGCACAGTATTGAGTTTTGGTGTGTTCCCAACAGGTGCATTTGCTGACGCAGCAACATTCTTGGCTGCTGCAAACATCACAGCTACTGGTTTCCAGTTGAACTCAGCTACAAACGCTGGTTTCAAATTGTCAACCTAATCAGTCTAGTTGATTGAATAAAAACCCGCCGAGGCGGGTTTTTTGTTGACTGAATTTCACAAGTATAAGTAAACATGCTCGTGTAGCAATCTTGTCCTGCATAGGGCGGGACCGGAACGACACACACATACACAGGAGAAAAACATGAGCAAAACACCTTACGAGATCCGTCTCGAACTTTTACACTTGGCTAGAGAAATACTTCAAACGCCAGTTCACGAAAGACGTGGAGAACTCAGAGATGAGTATCACTCTAAACTAACTGATGCCAATCGTGGTACCCTACCCTTCCCAACCATGCCAGACTTTCCGTCTAGCACGGACATTGTGGTCAAAGCTGAAGAACTCAAAAAGTTTGTAGACGCAGCGTAATTAAAAAGCACCTTCGGGTGCTTTTTTGTTGACTTTAATATGGGTCTTGCAATAATAACTTAAATACTCTACTATGATGGTTAGCAAAATAACAGAGCTTACAGTGTTTGAAAGCCCGGACGGTGGTCGAACAGTCTATGCTCGTAGTCCTGGCGCCACCAAGCGAGAACTGCATTGGCAAGATCCTAAATTACAACAAGAGCTCAAAGACTTGGAAAGTTCAAAACGTTGGGTAGAAATTTTTCAAGCTCGCAGAGACAATAGCGAGCTTAATCATTTGTGTGAACAAGTAGAAATACTATATGAACTGAGTAGGAAAGCTGAATGAAATTTGCTTGTCAAACCCTGTTTGATATCACAGCCACAGGAGTAACTGGACATTGTAAACAAAGCCGCATGCCATTTCGTGACAGTGCTGGACAATTGATACACGATACAGATTCGTGGAATCGCAGTCGCAATCAACAACGCAACTGGGAAACAATTACACAAATATTAAGTCTACGCACTCAGTTGTTTGGGTTAACTGACCCTATATCTGACCAGACCGGCACACGTTGGATGTTTGAATTTGAAACTGAAACAGATGGCATTTACGGTCCTGAATCGGATCCAGTATCGGTACTACGTGCTGATGCTGAAGGTGTGCCTATGTTACGTGAGCTTGATAACGACCCGGATATCGACACAGTGTTAATTACCGACGGCTCACGACAGAATATTTGGTTCGCACCTATTTCCATAAATACATGATGGAGATTACAAATGGTTGAGCCAACTGATATTGAAAAGAAAAGTCTAGAAGCACACGTGGAATTGTGTGCTGAACGCTATAATGCACTAGAAGATAAAATGACCGCTATGAGTGTGAATATTGCACATCTCTGCGAAATGGTCCAGGAAGTCAAAGCCAGTGTTAACAAAATGAGTGAAAAAAACACTGATAGATTAATTGGCTGGGGTGTCGGCATTATTGGATTTTTATTTGCTTCAACCATATATCTAATATCACACTACGTTTTAAAATGAAATCCGACCAAGAGTTTGAACGCATGTTCCGCCAGGAATTTAAAAGTATTGCACCCAATTTAATCTGGCAAAGTGAGGATGGTTACGAAGTATTTGGACACTATAAAATACAGCCCAAATCACGTGGTTATCAAGTCGTTTGTGGTATTACAGACGTAGGAGTTTTTAGTAGCACACGCACAGCACTCAGCTGGTGCATTGCCGATAAAAATCGTGATTACAATACATCTCGTGAAATACTAAGAACTGATAATAAGCTAACAGCACTTAAAAACGACATTCATACCAGAGCCGCCATTGGCGATCGTAGCCGAGACCCTGATTTACGAGAGATTATTTTAAACAAGCTAGAAAGCAAGATTATACAGAAAAAAGTTCTAGAAAATCAGTTAACCAAATACGTAAACTGGGCTAAATATATTCAACAACGAGGATTCCATAATGAAACTGCAAGAACTGGCCGTAGCCAATCCGAAACAACAAGCCGCTAAGGTTTTTGAAAGCTATTTTGGTGACCGTGTTAATTTTAACACTGTTTCAAAAAGCCAAGCACACAACATGCTTAAAAGTGTTCGCAAGTTGATTGCTGAACATCGTAGAACCACAGCTTTTCACAGCAGTGAACGTGATCCTGCATATTTAAAATTGGTCATGATGGAACAGGCATTGGCCGCCGCTGCAACAGCACCCGGTACTGCTCCGGCAACAAATCCAGCCAACATGGCAATGGACATGGCCGCAAGGAAAAAACAGGCACAAGATCAAGCCGCTGCAATTACAAAACAAATTCAAGAGTTAACACAACAAAAAAATCAAATTTTGCAACAAGCAAATAACCCAATGGCAGAAGGCCGCCGTGCTCGTCGTTTGCGTGAAGCTTCTGAAATTCAGCAAGCTCAGGTTGTATTGGCCGCACAAGACATGGTTGATCAAGTTCAAAAGATGAGTGAACAAGTCAGTGCCATGCAGTTTAAAGATTTGCCTGCATTGATTGATCAAATTAAAAACGAAGTTGGTGTTGACCAAGCTACACAATTCAATGGTGATGCCAGTGCTGCATTAAGCGGACTGTTACAAAACCTAAGTGGTGCTAAACAACAATTAGAAGCTGCACTTGGCGTAGTTACAGGTCAAGCACCGCAAGTTCCTGGCGATGACATGGGCGTAGCTCCAGGTCAAGAAGAAATTGACATTAATGCTGAACTTCCTACACCCAATGGCGAAGAAGACATTGATGCTGAAATGGATGCCAACGTTGAACCTGCTGGCTTAGGTCGCGAACGTAGATAATGTTAATCCGCGAAGTTGCAGATCCTAATACACAACGACTGGCTGCACTAAGCCAGTTTTTGCTTGGACGTAGTCAGGACGAAGCCGCCGCAAAACAAATTAGTCAACAGGCCTTTATTGATGCGGCCAAAAGTCTAGGAGTCAATGTTACCGCAGACAACCTGGGTGATTTGATCAGTCAAGAACCCCTAAGCAACATATTAGAACCACTGGAACCCAACACTGGTGTAGTTCGTTTTAAAGGCAATACCGAAGCCGAAACTGGTATGAGTGTAGACCAAGCCAGAGCAGTAGTAGACTCCAATGCCAAAGCGGCATTAAAACGTCGCCAGTAAACACATTAGTCGTAAATATCTAACATCACTTAATCATCGAGTGGTGCCTCCTATACTATGAAAAAACACCTATTCTCAAAACTTGAGTTTTACATAACTAATGTCTGTAATTTAACCTGTGAAGGTTGTAATCGTTTCAACAACTATTCATTTGCTGGCTGGCAAAAATGGAGTGACTACGAAGCCGATTATGCTAAATGGGCCGAATATGTAGACGTTGACAAAATAGTAATACTCGGCGGTGAACCATTGCTGAACCCAGATATACTTGATTGGGTGTATGGCATAAATCGCATATTCAAACGCAATGTGCAGATACTATCAAACGGCACACGCCTAAACAATGTAAAGGGACTGTATGAAGCATTACGGGCCAATGGTAATTGGATGGGCATCAGCTGGCACAATCCTAATACCATTGACGAGTTTGAAGCAGAGGTCCACAAGTTCCTTCAGGGAACAATTACAAAGATAGAAAAAAATGATCCACGTAATGTATTTGGATCTGACATTATATGGATAGATGAAAATAAAGTTGCTATTCCGTTGTGGATACAATACGATTTCTATGACAGTGCAATACAACGAAATGCCACTGGTAAATTTATATTGCACAACAGTAGACCTCATGTGGCACACAACAGTTGCGGATTCCGCATACATAAAAACTATCATATGATCAAAGGCCGGCTGTATAAATGCGGCCCAGCGGCACTATTTCCAGAGTTTGATCAACAACACGGATTTGATATTTCAAATGAGGATCGAGAGATTTTAAATTCCTATCGACCGTTGTCACCGTGGGAGTATCCAGAACGTGGCGCAGAATTTTTAGCCAATATCGACAAGCAATTGACCATGTGTAAGTTTTGTCCAGAAAGTTTAGACTATAAAAATAGGTTATTTGCAGTTACTAAAAATCAAGCCAAAAAACAATACACTCTAGAACCAGTCGTATAATCTATTCAAAAAGGATTAGAAAATCACGATAAAAGAGGAAAAGTCGGATTTCATTTAGACCATAAGTATAGTATAACCGAAGGGTTTAAAAATAAAGTTCCGCCTAAAGTAATTGGTAGTATTGACAACTTGGAATTTATCTGTTATACTGATAATCTAAGCAAAGGAACTAAGTGTTCTATCACATTGGAGAAATTATATGGCTTACAGCAAAGCTGTCATTGATCACTACGAGAACCCCCGCAATGTTGGCTCGTTTGAGAAAGGCGACGATTCAGTGGGAACCGGTATGGTTGGCGCACCTGCCTGCGGTGACGTTATGAAACTTCAAATCAAAGTAAATAATGAAGGAGTAATAACTGATGCCAAATTTAAAACATACGGATGTGGATCAGCAATCGCCAGTTCAAGTCTTGTCACCGAGTGGGTTAAAGGAAAAACGCTTGACGAAGCAGGGAGTATTACAAACTCCAGAATTGCCGAAGAACTAGCTCTTCCTCCAGTTAAAATACATTGTTCAATACTTGCAGAAGATGCAATAAAGGCGGCTATCAATGATTACAATTACAGATGTTGCAAAGTCTAAGATCATAGACTTATTGCGAGAAGAAAATAACCCTAAAGTTTCGTTGAGAACTTTTGTAGTGGGCGGCGGTTGTTCCGGGTTTAATTACGGATTTACCATGGACGAAGTTATGAATGAAGATGACTTTGAATTTCCTCTGGATGAATTCAGAGTCTTAGTTGATGCAGCAAGTATGCAATATTTACAAGATGCCAATATTGATTATAAAGATGAATTTATGAAGAAAGAATTTGTAATTACTAACCCCAACGCAAAACATACCTGTGGGTGTGGTAGCAGTTTTAGTGTCTAATGCTATTAATTAATGAACTCAAAGAAGTATCGCAGCATCTTTATC